TCGATATCTAAGTCGAATACACCTGCTTGTGCAACGTTTTGTACAGCACCTTGCTCTGCAACCTTATAGATTGTTCTGATAACTTCTCTGTTAATTTCAGCAAGTATCTCAGTTGAAAGGATGTTTGCAAGTTCTGCCTCTGCGTTCAATCCGTGGATTGCTTTCAAGTCTTGAGCAAGTTCTAGACTGTACTCTGCCTTTAACGCACGAGACTTTGCTGTAACAGTAACTTTCTCGATTGAGAATGCCATCTGATTAAACGCTGAGTTACCAGTGTTTAATGATTCAGCAGTGTTGGTGTCCATTCCCTGACCTACATCATATGCAGTAGATGTAGCAGATCCAACTGGGTTTAGAACAGCAGGGTTTGTACCACTCTGTGGCCCTGTTGTACCCATACCAGCAGCACCATCAGATTCTGATGATGAACCACCTTTGTTAGTACCTGAGAATGCTGAGTCTACCTCGTCGAAGAATGTCTCATTTCCGTTGAGAGCATTGTAACGAGATCTCATTGCGAAGATTAACCCTGTTGGGCCACTCATTGGTTGTACACCAGCAAGATCGTATGCCACCAAGTTAGGCATTGAACGACGAATCAAACTGATTAGTACTGGATCGAAACCTGCAAGAGTTTGATTACCACCAGACTGGTATCCAGTGTTACCAACTGACATAGTTGGTTGCTCAGAAAGGAATGAACCTGACTGATCAAACGCTTGTTGATCTCTTAAAAACTTTTCTTGGTTTTCTAGCAGAACTGCGGTAACCGCTTTACGATGATTATCTTTGATTGGATCAAGACCATCATACTCTAGAAGAGGCTTCCACTTTTCCTGCAATTGTTCTGTTTGGAACATTTTAGGTTACCTATTTAAAGATTAAGTGTATTTGTTTGAATTAATATTAAATTCAGTTATTTAAATCTAGAAAGTGTATTCATATAAGCAGCCATTGAACCGGTGACATCATCACCAGCATGATCTACTCCTTCTGAAAGAGTTTCTGATTTAGATGAAGCAGTAGGTTTTGAAGAGAAATAAGATTCCTTCAATGTCTCCAACTTCTCACGATATGTTTCTTCACTTTCAAACTCCACACTTTCGGCAAGTGAGGCGAGCTTCTCTTTCTGAGTGGACGCTAATCCTTCAGAAACGTTAGATAGGATACCATCAGCAACAGATTCGCCAAGGCGATTGTTTAAACTCATGTTCTTCTCTATCTGCTCATTGAGCTTGGTTTCCATGTCATCAAGTTTTTCTACCATGCTTTCAAGCACATCATATTTGTCGTCAGGGATTGTTACATAATGTTCTTCAAAAAGACCTTTCATTCCACTTAGGAATGATTCTGTAAGTTCAGTCTTAAGTCCGTGTTCTACTGCGAGTTGATTCTCAGAGAACCATTCCTCAGACACGTACTCAAGATATGAATCAACACGCTCAGAAAGTTCTCCTTTTGCTTCAGCAATTTCTTGCTCAAGTACTTCTGCGTGTGCTGCTTCGATTTCTGCTTTTGCCTCTGCTACGCGAGACTTAACAGCAGCTTCAAAGATTGTCTTAGCTTTTGCTTTGAACTCTTCACTGAGTTCCTCTCCGCCAAGTAGAGCGTTGACATCATCTTCGATGTCTGGAATTGGAGTTTCTTCTACAGTCTCTTCTTCTGATACTACTTCGTCAGTAGTTTCTTCAGTTTCAGCAACGATTTCTTGTTGATCTTCTACTTCAACAGTTTCTTCTTCTTTCATGCCTTTCATTGGTTCTGCAGGTTTTGCTCCTTTAGTAACTACGTCTTTAACCTTTTTAAGAGTCATACCCGGATCTTTCAGTTTCGCTGAATCATTATCTGGTTTATAGTTATCAGGTGTAGGGCCTCCGAGATCCTCAACGCTTCCTGCCATGGAAGTATCCATTGGCATTGCTGGTTTAGCGTTGGCATTCACGGCAGTCTTGGACTGTTTAGTTCCAGATGCTACATCCATTTCTTGTAATTTTGTGCCACTAGACATTGGGTTAGTTCTCCGATTTTCCGTAATTAAACTTATTTTTATTTAGAAGTTTTAAATGTTTGATAAGAAATCGTTAAATAAATTCAACTTTTTCTCGTCAAGTTGTTTTTGGTCTACTAAGGTATTTATAGACTTATAAGTCTTAGCTGCGAACTTCTCACGCAGGATACCTCCATCCCAAATCCAATCCTTTCCTTCCATGATTCCTGATACAAATGCATCGGGAGCAGAAGGATCGGCAACGATATCAGCAGCAGTTGCTAACATGAAATCTTCGCCAACTACATTGTATCCTTCACGAGTTGGTTTCAATGAACCAATACCACGAGAAGAAACACCAAGTTTAACACCTTCCTCAATCAATGAAGATGCAATTTTTCCCATTGGTGTGTTAAGGATTTTTGCCTTACCAATGAAATTCTGTCCGTTTTCTTTTAAAGAAACGATTTTGTGTGATACGCGATCAAGGTTTACTGTAGGGCCATCTGGATGTCCTAATTCTCCAAGAGCACGTCCTGACTGAATATGGTTTTCAGAATAACGTCCAACCTCTTTACGAAGAGTTTCCATTGGATACATTCTACCATTACGGTTTTTGATGTTACCTTGTAAGAAAACACCTTCGATATACATCGATTTCTTACCGTTGCGATTTTCAACGAGAAATTCTACTGATTCGATTTCTTCTCTAATGAGTTTCATTTAGGCATCCCCTGCTATTTGAATTTGTTGAACATATGCTATACCAGATCCACCATTCGATGCAGATCCCAAACCAACTCTCGCTACTTTATGTAATTGAGCCCATGGGAATGTACCATCACTTGCTGCTAGATCTTGTGAATCAAAATCAACTGTAATACGAGTACTATTGTAACCACCTTGACCTAGATTACTATTAATACTAGTTACATATGCAGCATTTGCAGTAGCAACACCAACACCAGGCCCAAAACTTAATACACTATTACCAGTTACATCAAGCATAACCAATTGACCAACATCAACTGGAGATCCTGTTCCTTCAGCAAAATCAAGTGTTGTTTCACCAACCCCTGTAGTAATACCCACAACTCGGTTAGATCTAACCTTATCCATACTTACTATGGCAGAAGTATTAGATGGAATATAATATCCCGTAGCATCTGCAGTTGGATTCGTATTTATAGCAACAAAGGTATCAGTTCCTTTTGCGTAAATTCTTACGTAAGGTGATTCTTGTTTAAATTCAACATAAGTGGAAGCAGCTCCTATCGTAATAGTTTGTCCTGTTCCGACTGGTTTATGTGCTGCCATTAGTTTATAGTCTCATTTAGTAGTTATTTATGCTGTTGGTACCTCACCTACAGCTGGTGTTTCAACTTCAGGTGTTTCAGGAGTATAATCATCCTCCGCTTCTACTTCAGGTGCTGCATCTACTTCAGATTGAGTAGGTGCGTTTGCTGAGTTAAACACACTATCAGCAACATTAGATCTAAATCCATCTACCTTATCTGCAGATTTTGCAAATAACATGTCTTTAATCTTATCGCTTATTGCATTCGCGGAAGAATCTTTTCCAGAAAGCAAATCCATTAATTCATCCATATTCTTAAATTATATGTAAGTTAACCTTTGTTTATTTATATCTCTCCGCCTTTAGGTAGTTCAGTTGCACTACCGTCCGACTCTAGATCTGGTTCCATAACAGGTGCTCCTAAGTCACTTGACGCTGTATTTGGGTCTACAGGTAAACCTGTTTCTGGATCCATAGCTGCATTTGGATCAGGAATAGTTCCATCTGCTATCTCTTTTTCCATCAACTTATCCTCTTCCATCATCTCTACATCAGTCTGACGAAGTAATTTTCTTCTTACAAAGTCCTGAGAGAAATACCTTCCAACGTATGGTTCTGCTTGTGCAGCAGCATTTAATCTTTCAGTAAATAACTCAGTTTCTTTTAATTCAGAGAAGTGATTATCATATAAAAAGTCAAATTGTATATGTTCACTCATGATTTCCCAGTCTTCTGGGGTAATTATATTCTTAAGAAGAAGCTGAGTCTTCAACATATCCAAGAATAAATGTGAAAATCTTTTTCTTAATCTACCTACAAATTTTGTAAATTTTAACTCATCTCTTAATATCTCTGAGGATCTTCCCAAATTAAATCCTCCTTCTCCGTCCATTCTTGATGGGGGTACGTTGAGCGACCTATATAATTTCTTTTTGAAGTACTCAATATCCGTGATCTCTCCAAGGTTTTGACCTCCCGGAAGAGTAGAAATTTCAGTACCACGTCCTCCCTCTCTTCGAGGTAACCAGAAGTCCTCCAGCATCGCCATGTACTTTTTGTCATCTCTGATCTCCCCTGTTGAAGCATCGTAAACAAGTTTGTTTCGATATCGCATCATTACGTCGCGAAGATATTGCTCTGCCTTGACTTTAGGTAAATTACCTACATCTATATAGAAAATTCTTCTTTCAGGTGCTCTTGATAATCTATAAATTACAAGACTATCTTCAATCATACGAAGTTGATTGATAGATTTAATTGCTTTATGTAAATATGATAGTGTATTTCCTTTAGTTCTATCTACCAATCCAGATGTAACATATGTAATTGCATCTTTTGCAATCTTAACTCCTTGACTTGCACCAGCAGCATTTCTGTTTCCAGTTGGATATGCTGTTTTGGGGTTGTAAATAAAATATTCTTCTAGTTGTGGAAATGGTAATTCCTGCATAGGATTATCACCAAGTCCTTGATTAACTTTTACAATATTATCTCTCGGTTGTTTCTTTTCTTTACGTACATAACGCATTTTTAATGCATCAATATAACGCACTTCCTGAATACCAAGTTCAGGTTTATCAAAATCAATTACTTTATGATAATATATTCTACCATCTATATACCAGTTTCTATATATCTCATGTGCCTTTCTATCAAAATCTAAAAGGTCTACAATAAATTTAAATTCTTTTCTTAGAGTTTTCTTTATACTATCACTTGCGTTTAAATTATCAAGATCAATTTGAACAGGTGCATCATGCGAGTCTGATACAATTGCTTCATTTACAATATCTTCAATAGCACTATCCGCTTCTGGGTGTAATGCCATCTCACGATATCTTTTAATTAAATCAAATTCAGTTCTGTAGATACCTTCAATATCAACATACTGTCCAAAAAAACCACTACTCTGATAATGATCAACCCCGTCCTCATTATTTTGAGGAACAGGGGAGACCGTTGTTGGAGATTGTGGTTCGGTGTCCTCGATTGAGAACCCAAATAATTTAGCCATAACTATGGTATATTTCTTCTATTTAGTTACCCATTAGAACCGCCAGCCCCAGTCAAGTTGTATGACTGAACTGCAAAGTCTACAGTAAACTCTTCTATAGTATCGCTTGAATCGTAAGATAAGTCAATAGCACTGACGTTTATTGGGAATATGTCAATGAATTCATACTGTTTTAATACAGCATTTACTTCACCTTCACTAGTAGTGCTACTCTTAGTAGATCCTCTACCCAACTGATAAACAGTTGCATTAGTCATATATGATTCTGGTAGAGTTGCACCTAAGTTAGTATCTAACTTTGCAATTAACTCCATCCATTGCTCCATTGCATTTCTGATTCTGAAATCTTCGTCATTAATGACTGTAATGCTCCATGGTTCAATAGTTCTGTCTCCAGCGACTTTAAAAATACGACCCCTAAATGGTATGTCTATATTAGCAATAACTGACGCTGGCAACTGTGATGCTTTACACATATACCTAAAGTTATCTGCTGGCCATTCGATACCTGCAGGTAAAGTAGTTAATTCTACTTCAAATAAATTAGGTCTTGCACCGCCACCAATAAGTGCCGATTTAAAGTTAGAGATTGTCTTATTTTCTCTTGAAGTTGCCATTTTGTTTAGATCCTCCTGTTGTTATTTAGATATTGAAGTTAGACTCTACCAACTACTTCCTCGAATGATACACCTGTTCGTGTAGCAACGAAAGTAAGAGTTACGTAGTTGATTGATTTAGCAGGCTTCAGGAAGATGTCTGCTCTGAACTCATTATTATCGATAATGTCAGGAGTGTTATTTGTGCTGTCACAAACAACAAGGAATCCGTAAAGTCCTCTTTTTGCCTGAATGTCACGAAGGAATGGTTCAACGATGTTTCTAAAGTTTGCTCTAGTTAATTCATCGTTAAGTTCAAAGAGTTGAGCTTCTGCTGCTCTCTCTAAGGATTGCTCAATGGTGAGGAATAAACGTCTTACGTTAATTCTATCAAATGCTGATGCAAATCCAAGAGCAGTTTTGTCACCAAAAAGAAGTGTTCCAACACCCGGTTGGGTGATAACTGGGTTGATTCTATTTGGATAAAGTTTGTCTCTTTGATCTTTATTTGGGTTATATGCAAGTTTAATTGCATTATTTAAAACACCACGTTGTTGTCCTGCTGGTGAGAACCATGGGAAAGCAACGATGTTTGTGCGAGTCATTAATCCAGCAATATCAGCGTTTGTTGGAATATAACGGAATTGATTATTAAATCTATCATACATGTATTTGTATCCACTATCGAATACTGCGTATGATGATGATGCAATTGGACTAAAGTACTTAACTAGGTTAGTAGTTTGAGTTGTAGTGTTAGTAACACCAATTAAATCTGATCTATGTGGCCCAACAACCGCAACACAATCTTTTCTTTGTCCAGCAAGAGAGATTATGAAATTTGCTTTTGCTTGAGATTCCGCTTGTGTAGAACAACCGGGGCCCATGATTAGATAATCTACTTCAGTTTCATTTCTGTTCTCAAACTTACCGTAGGCAGTAATAATATTTGCTAGGGTTGCACTCATTGCATTGGCAGCAGTGTAATCAACACCACCATTTAGACTGTAATTTACATTACCAATTACATTAAAGTTAGTTCCCTGTGCATCAAGTCCCCAAACACCAGTTGAGACTGCACCTTCTGTAAAGTTACCTGCTGTTGTAAATCCGGGTCTTGCAGGACTTGTTCCTTTGAAACCATCAGCAGTTTCACCGGGGTTTCCACCAGCGTAAATGTACTCTGAGAAATCTGCGATATACTCTTTATAGTAATTCCTTTGAGGTGAATTGACTGCAGATATTGAATCTTTTGCTTTAGATAGATTTAAATGTGATTCAAGAATATTTCCTTGTATACCAGAAATACTTCCTGAGTCATCAACGATTGCTATATGCAAACCATCATTTGATCCACTTCTATCTGAAACGTATTGACCTGTGCTTGGTCTATCTGCGATACCTTTCCAATAAACTGTTGAGTTTGTTAAACCAAGTGTTTGGTTATCGTACCAATCTTCAACAGCAGTTGGAGTAGCAACTGATCCAGTTGTTATAGCAGTTCCAGTAGTAAAGTCGCCAAAAGTGATTGCAGATGTTGTAAACTGACCATAATCGGTGCCTTCTTCGTAACTAATAGCAGAAGCAACACCGGCTCTGGATACTCTTGCAACAACTTTAACGTCAACTTTTGAGTCGCTGTTAGATGCATCTGTTGTAACTCCTGTGACTATTCCTTTTAGGAAACCATTAAATGATGTAGTTCCAGCAGTCTCAGGTATAGTAACGGAAGATAATTCCATTGTTACACCAATACCGATGGTAGCACCAACACCCGCTAAGTTTGTTGTGTTGATAGTTAATGTTTGATCTGCAAAATCATCAATAAAACAAACCTTCATGCTGTTTGCCCATGTTCCGGGATTCTTAGCAGCATATAAGAAGTTAGTCGCTGTTGAGTGATCTGTTATGTAATCGTTATAGTTTTCGATTCCACTAGTTCCTGCTAATGCAGTTGTATATCCTAAACCAGCAGATGTATCTGATGCAGCGTTAGCATTTGCTAAAGTAGTAGCACCTGCTCTAACAACTTTTAAAACTCCACCATATGAAAGGAAAGAAGCAGCAGACATCCAATATTCATACTGAGCATCAGTAGATATTGGTTTGCCAAATACTTTAATTAATTCTTGTTCGTTAGTGATATCAATTGGATCATTAACTGGGCCTAATTTGAATGGGCCTGCTATTGCTCCGAT